CACTCGGACTACGGCCGCCTCGGCCTGCGGACGTTCGGCTGGGTGCGTGACGAGTGGGGTCGCCTGCTGGGCGACCTGGCCGATCTCCAGACGGGCGAACTCCTGTCGGACTACCTCATCGAACAGAAGGTCGCATCCGCCCGCCCGCACCACTACATGGAAACGATGCTCAATCTCGCTCACGCAAAGGAGCCAGACGAATGCTAGCCGGTAACGAGTGCAAAACGACCAGCCATCGGTTCTTCTGCTACTGGCCGACCGAAGGCGACCGCCGGGACTTTGCGTTCTACGGCCGTGTTGGAACGTGGGTCAGCCAGAACGCCAAGGTTCTGGACAAGAAGTCGGTGTGCGACTGCGTACGCCTATTGGCCGAACAGTTCCCGGAGCTGGCGCTGGTGGAGGCGCGTGATCACCATGGCCGCCTGGCGAGGTGGGCCAAGTGAACTCTCGCCAGAAGGGCGCCCGCGGAGAACGCAGCGCCGCCAAGGAATGGGCCAAGGTGTTCGGCGGCGAGGCGCGCCGCGGACAGCAGTTCGCTGGCGGAACGGACTCACCTGACATCGTCACCAGCCATGCCAACGTGCATGTGGAGGTGAAGCGCACCGAGCGTGGGAACCCCTACCTGTGGATGGAACAGGCGACCAGAGACGCAGGCGGCAAGATCCCCGTGGTGCTGCACAAGCGGAATCACAAGCGGTGGCTTCTGATTGTGGAGCTGGACAATGCCCAAAGACTGGCGGCGGAAATTGGTGGCCAAGTGGAAGCGGTGGGCGGAGGAGCGGTGGCCGCTCCAGTTCCCAGTGCGGATCTATCTCCGCAGCCCGCAGCAGATGGGCAGTGACCTTGGCTATTTCACCATGGACGACGATCTGGAACGCGGGACGATCTCGGTGCGCAGCGACCTAGATCACTACGTGCTACTGGACACGCTGTGCGAGGAGTGGTCGCACGGCAGGGTGGTTTACCTGAATGACGAGGAGGACAACTCTGATGACCCGTATCACCATGCCACGTTCTGGGCGGAGTACGGCCGAATCCAACACGCCAGCCGGTCGGTCGAATGGTGACCCGTACCTGCATATCTGCGAGGAACTTCACACTCTCCTGTCCCGGAAGCGGGGGTACTACGGGTGCCGGGAAAGCCCGCTGGAAAACGCCCTTGGGGTGCGGGGGGACGGGATTGAGCCCTGGAAATACCAGCTTGCCAGGATCGGAGAAAAACGCCGCCGCCTCCGGGGGCAACTCAGGGCAATTGATATTAGGGAAACATTGTTGGACATCGCTGGCCACGCCGTTGTGGCCATAGCCTGTTTGGACCATGAGGTGGACTATGAATCTGAAGATTGTGCAGTGGCTCCTGCGAAACCGCGAGGCTCTGACAAAGGCCGTGGAGGTCGCAAAGAAGTTCGACCGCGCCGCTCCGTATCTCAAACAGTGGGCAGTGGTAAACGAGATCGCTCAGATCCTGCTGCCCCTCCTGGAAGGCGAGCTGGTCCAGCCAAAGTTCTTCGGTTGGGACGACGAGATCGACACGCCCGCATCGTATGACGCCAAGGTGTTCTCCGCTGGCGCCGAGTGTGCGGCTCTGGGGATCGACTGGAAGGTGGTGGTTGACGTTCTCATTCCGATCCTGATTGCCATCCTGAAGGCGCTCGGCACCGAGGAATGAGCTACGTTCATCTCCCTCCGTACCGTGTCGATTTCCTCCATGTACCGCAGTCGGTGCAGGATGGGGTCGATTGGGGTGTCAGCAGCTACGGGATTCCGCAACTGTGGAAGACCTCCAAGGGCGAGGGTGTGACGGTGGCGGTGATCGACACTGGCGTAGCGCCGCACAAGGCGCTGGAAGACGCCGTGATCGACCACCGGAACTTCAGCTCAGACTCTGACTGCTACGACACCATCGGGCATGGGACGCATGTGGCAGGTGTGATCGGAGCCAGGCGTGGCCTGGCCAAGGGCATTGCCCCTGGCGTGAAGATCCTGTCGCTGAAGGTGCTGGGCCACTCTGGCATGGGATCCAACGATGCTGTGGCGGAGGCCGTTCTTTTCGCCGCCGAGGCCAAGGTCGATCTGGTCTGCATGTCGCTCGGTTCGTCCAAGCCTGACAGCCGGGTGCATGATGCGGTGAAGCGGGCGCAGTCCGCCGGTCTGATCGTCGTCTGCGCCGCCGGGAACGACGGCGGGGCTGTGAACTACCCGGCTGCGTTTGCCGAGACGATTGCCGTTGGTGCCGTGGACAAGAATGGCAACGCCTGTGAGTTCTCTTCCCGCGGCAAGGAGATCGCTGTCGCCGCCCCTGGCCAGGACATCACCAGCACCTGGCTGGCTGATGGCTACGCCACCGTGAGCGGGACGAGCATGGCAGCGCCGTTCGTCGTCGGTGTTCTTGCCCTGTACGTGGCGGCGCAGAAGAAGGAGTCCGGCACCGTGGACCATGCATCCGTGATGCGGGCGCTCTCCGAAACGTGCCGTGACTCCGGGGCACCTGGGAGGGATCCGATCTATGGCTGGGGCCTGGTCGATCCGCACAAACTGCTGAACTACGAAATGCGATTCACTCCTGGAGGAGTAACGCTGTTTATCCCGGGGGCCAAGATCCTGTGACGACCTTCCAGATTGTTTCGCTGTGCGTCCTCGGAGCGGTTGTGCTGTGGCAGTTCGTCGTCCCGCATCTCAAAGGCATTTCGCTCCCCAAGGGCGATCCCATCCTTCGCTGTTTGGACGCCGTCATTCGCATACGGGAGTCCTCATCCTCTCCCGAGGTGAAGGCCGCCTGCAATTCCCTCCTTCAGGCGTTGCTGAAATGAAGCACATCCCCCTCGCCCTAGCTGCCATCCTGGTGGCGGCTTCGTTCGTTGGTTCCCCACGGCCAGTCGCTTCTGGTCCCGTAGCCTCGGCCCTATCGTCGGCACCCTCCACCGACCGGGCGAAGGTGAAAGCCATCTACCGAGCGCTCGGTGATCTGATGGCCAGGGACTCAGGTCGGCTGATCACAACCACCGCAGCCTGGCGAGCGATCTACCAAGACGCTCTGCGACTGGCCGTGGGTGGAACTGACTTGGTCGGCAAGTACCCGGGATTGGATAGGGCCGTGGAGGAAACTCTGGCCAAGCACTACGCGCTGGACAACGTCCCGGTGGACGACGCTCTGGCGAAGCAGATCGTCGCCGCCTGCCGGGCAGTGGAGCGGCAGTGTGAGTGACTTCGATACGCCGTTCTCTCTGCTGAAGGCATACGAAGACGGGCTCCATGGCTGGCAGTACAACGCCCGCGCCAACGTGGAGTTCCTGGAGACGCAGAAGTACCAGTACTTCTCGGAGCCGAACATCAAAGGTTCCGGCATCGGCAAGCGGGCCTTGCTCTGGCAGTACGCCAGGAAGCTGGACAAGCGGTGCTTCACCGAACGGCAGACGACTGGCGACTGCACTTCCCATGGAAGCCGAAACGCCAGGGACATGACCCGGGCCGTGGAGATCCTGGTGAAGAAGGAACCAGAGGAATGGTTCCGCATGGGTGCCACAGAGCCGACCTACGGGTCGCGTGGGCATAGCGGCCAGGGCATGAGCCCCGGCATGGCGGCGCGGTTTGAGCGGGACGTTGGCTTCCTGGCTCGCACCAAGTATGACGGCGTCGTTGACCTCACCGAATACGACTCCTCCATCGGTGCCAAGTGGGGCGCAAGGGGTGTGCCCGAGACAGTCAAAGAGCTGTGCCGAAAGAACAAGGTCGGCGTGATCACTCAGGTCCGGTCGCAGGCCGACCTGATGGACGCCATGTTCAACGGGTACGCGGCGCACTCAGGGCAGTACGCATCCTGGTCGGTTGACTCCAACGCCAAGGGCATCCACTACCGCACCCGCGGAGGGTGGTCGCATGACATGGCAATTGCAGGGTACGACGACTCCCGGGAGTTCTTCCCATTCCGGGTGTGGATGATCGCCAACTCTTGGGGTGAGTGGAACCAGAAGCCGAAGGCGTGGCCGAGCGAGTATGGGGATTGGGTGCCAGGCATGATCCTGACATCGGGCGAAGACTTCGATGTCTGCGTCTCCACCGGAGACTGCTGGGTGTACGGGTCCATCGATGGCTACCCGCCGCAGCGGCTGCCTGATTACGGAACGGTAGGTCTGTTGCGTCATGGCTAGCCTGATTGCATGGGTGCTGTCGCTGTTTTCGCCTGCCGACATGACTGCAGCGGTGGCTGTCGAAGCCTCCTACGTTCTGCACACGCAGGAGTTCCAGGCTCCCGGCAAGAAGTGCTGCGGTGCCTGCAAGGACGGCCGCATCGTCCACGGAGACGGGCACAGCACACCGTGCCCCTGCCCTGACGACTGCCAGTGCAAGACGCGGGGTGCCGTGATTCACCCGCCGTCAGTCCTCAAATGCAAGGACGGGAAATGCGGGCATACGAAATAGCGGACCAGTGTCTCCATGAGAGCGGCGCCAGGGGGCTGAGTAAGTATGCAAGAGAGGTGGCACTTGTGGGCCTGCTTGTGGTCCCGGATGGCGCGATCTCTATGCGGGAGTATCGCCGCCGCATACGCGAGACGTTCCTGCGGACGCACACGGAGTGCGGCAGCCTCTTCCTCATCTTCGTCCTGCCAATCCTGATTTCTCTGATCAGCAACTGGATAGCCAAATGGATTTTGAATCGCACCGATATGAAGACGATTCGGAGTCAGGCGTTCGACGCCTTAATCGACTCATCGCCACTATGGATGGGCACACTCACATCTACCAATTCCCCCAAGAAGAATCAGAGCGAGCGGTCGGAATGATCAAACTGCATGTCGAAGAGGGGCAGTTGCATCCCTACGCAGGGCTCATGCTTGTCAGTCTGTTGAGGAGGGGCGGCGATGAGTGAAGTCGAAATGTGGCTGGTGGTGGTGAGTTGCGTAGCGGCAGTTGTGCCGTGGGCTTTCTCCATGCATGCCAAGGTTGCGGTGATTGCCAGTGCGGTGGAGAGCCTGCCCGAGATGGTGCAGGAACTCCGCAATGCCCTGGCCGAACATGAAGGACGGCTGGACGAGCATGAGAAAGAGATCGCGTCTCTCAAAGCTGCGGCAAGATTTAGTCGTTGAGTACATGCCGCTGGCCAGGATGCTGGCCCGGTTCTTCATTAAGTCACGGCCCGCCTGGCAGAAGGCGGCGCTGCTCCCCGACCTGGAGTCGGAGGGATTCCTGGCCCTGACCAAGGCCGCCCGCACCTACGACAAGACGCGGCTTCCGTACCCCAAGGCGTACTTCGCCCGAGCGGTGATGAACGCCATGTACAAGTGGATCAAACGGGAGAACAGGCAGCCAGCCGATTGGAAGATCAGCCTAGACGAGGCGAGCGAACTGCTGCCGCTGATGGAGTCACCCGACTACCTGCAGATGGCCATCGCTGACCTGGGCGAGGACGCAGAGCTGGCGACCGACCGCTTCCAGCGTGGCCATACCCTGCGGACTATAGCCGCTGACCACCAGATTTCGCTTCGGCTAGCCTCTGTGCGTAGCCGGGCCCTCGCAAAGCGTCTCGCGGAAGCCTTGGAAATCCGGCTTCCGCAGCCCGAGCCATCAGGTGAACGTCCTTTACGTGGTAGTAATCGGAACAGTTCTTCTTCCGGCGGGGCTTCCTCACGCCGGAATCCAAAAGGCTGATCGCAATCTGGTACAGGCTCTTGCCCTGCTTGCGTAGGTCTAACACCTTGCGGCAGACCTCCTGCTCACGCTCGTCCGGCACCCACTCCAGGCCAGCGGCAGACTTGCGAACCGACCAGCCGTAGGGACGCAGCGGACCATACGGCAGCCCGGCCGCCCGCTTGTGAGCGTAGACCTCGCGCTTGCGTTGGCCGTGCATGTCGGACTCTAGTTCACCTGCCGCCACCACAACGGACAGGAAGAACTTGCCGTGCGGGCCGGTGAGATTGTCCGGCAGATCCAGCACAACCAGGGCAACGCCGAGCCGCTCCCACTGGTCACGGGTCACGGCGAAGTCGAACATCCTGCGAAACGCCCGGTCGATCTTGGTGATGACCACCGTGTCGCCTGGCTGCAGCGAGTCGTACATCTTCTTGCCTTCAGGACGGGCATGCAGGCGTGTGTTGTAGGCGGACACATCTTCGTCCACCCACAGCCTGCACTCCTTGTCCTTGGCCCATTCCGTGAGCCGCTTGGTCTGCGCCTCACGCCCGTTCTCTTGCTTGTCCGTGGACACCCGTGCGTAGAGATGGATCATCGGCAGCTCGCCCACCAGCCCAGAAGGAAGAGAAAGAAACTACCCAGCAAGAAATCAGCAACCTCGCTCATCGCTGTACCTCCATCAGTATACGCAAACAAATGTCCTGCAACCTCCCCGCCAACAAGATGAGGATGGCAGTTGCAAGCATGTGCATCAGCCGCAGTACTTCCCTGTACATGGCAGACTCCTAGCAGACAGCGAAATCGAACTCCTCGTTCCCGTGCTTGTCTTTCGTAATGCGGGCGAACACGGTAGATGTTCCATTGCTCCACAACGGAATAGCCCCGGCGGGGTAGTTCTGCTTGTGCAACTCCACGCCTGCAGGCAGTGGGCACCAGTGCCCCCAGACATCATCCAGGCCATCGGCAGGTGCCACGTTCTCCAGCGTGACAAAAGATTTGAACAGCCGCGGGCCAATACCCTTGTAGATACGCTTAATGCAGGACAGCACATGCCGTGGATCTGAGTCTGCCTTGCTGGCGTACTCCAGCAGGCCATGTCGGCCAGCAAGAAACTCATCGACAGTGACGATGGCGTTGAGTCTGTTCACCACCTCAAAGGCATCGAAGAAATCCTGCATTACCTGCGAGTCAGTCATCTAGCACCCCTCCCTCATAGCCTCCGCCGGATGGCACCGCACCACCGGCATCGGCCGACACTAACTTACTTCTCAGCCGCAGCCTTCAGCCGATCCAACAGGATCCGCACTTCGTTGAACGCATGCGTGGCTTCGTCTACCTCTGGATTGCGGATGATCTCCCGCCGCGCCTCATCCAGGTCACGTAGCACCGAGCCGATCAGGTGCAGCAGTTGGTCGTCGGTAAGGGACAGGGTCCGTTTCTGTTGATCACTTGTGGGCATTAACCACCTCCTCCACTTCCACGGTAATGCCATCTTCCCGGCAGGCTTCGATGAGGATCTCACCAACTTCGTCGGTGAATCGGTCGCCAATGTGGATGCCGCCAACCTCGCACCACCCAGTACACACGTAGGGATACTTGTGCCCAGACTCATGGTCGAAACAAATCTTCCTGTGCTTTTGGAACGCCATCACTCCTCCTCCCTCTGTGTGAGTTCACGCACCGCATGCCACGGGCTTTCGGCGGTGCATTTCAGCTCGTTCAGCACAACCTGTTCGATCATCTCGGCAATGTAGTTCAGGTCGTACTCGTCGCATGTCAGTCCTGCGCAGCGCAGCCACTCCGCCACAACCTTCTTGCGAAGAGGAATGAAGTCCACCAGTCGCATCGGCGGGTACGCCTTCTCCAGTGTCCACTTGTCCGCAGCCTTGGCCGTCACGCCTCCTCCAAAAGAAAACGCCGGATCTTTTCAAAGAGATCCGGCTCCACCTCCCGCACAATTCGCTCCGCCTGCACAAGCAATGCGATAGCGTAGTCTACCGTCTGATCAGTCCACCCGTCGACCCTTCCCATCGTTTCCCTCCATGGCGATACCTTCAGCCAAAGTGATGGCGCGAAGAATCTCTCGGGCTGCCTCGCGCTCAACGCATATGTCCATTCCGCAGTCAGTTTCGTAGGTGGGGGACCGCTCTGCGGCCGACTCAATGACCGGCAGGGCGAAGCGAAGCGCAGCCAGAAGTTCCGGTGCCGCAGCTAGCAGTCGGGCATTGGCATCCGCCTCGCCGTCCTCCTTGGCAAAAACCCCGCACACCGCACCGATCCGGCGATGGGTTTGGACGCAGTCGTACATGATCTTGTGGGTGTAGAAGTCGTCCTTTGGTGTTGGCATCACGGACCATGGGCCCGGGGTATGTGGCATCACTCCCTCCCTTCTGCCTTGGCGATGGCTGCGTCCAGCTTCGGTAGAACATCCCGGTGTAATGGGCAGTACTCATCGATCCATATGCGGGCCTCGCGCAGGGCATCCAGCAACGCTGGCGCGTAAGCAAACGCGGGCTCTAAGTCTATCTCATCTAACCACTCGTCCTCGTCGTCCGGGTCATGGTCGTCCGTGGCATGCCAGTGGTCTGTCGCACTACCGCTAATCACGGCAGCGGATACTCCATGGCCGTGGTAGAAAAGGCTCAGGTAATACTTGTCTTCCATCACTCCCTCCCTTCTGCCTTGGCGATGGCCGTGCGGCACACCCGCAGCGTGTCTAGATCGCCTTGGTCCTTGCCCTTACGCAGTCGCCGTGCGCACTCTTCTTCAATCTCTCGCAGAGCTTGCAGCATCTCCGGTGCGGCGGCGATGAGATGGGCATTGGCTTGCACCTCGGCAACTGTCATATCTTCATCGCTGTCGGCCCGGCTGACGCCGACCGAATAGTTCCGGCCCGGCATGTCAACGTGCCATACATCAGACGGCCAGCCCTCGCTTGCCCGCCACGGTCCTGGTGTATGTGGCATCACTCTCTCCCTTCTGCTTTTGCAATGGCGGCCTCGGCTGCATTGCACAGGCTTTCGTAGGACTCGGCATCCTCGCCGTCCCAGTGGTCGATGAACCGGGCTTTTGTGTCTTGCGCGTAGGCGTGTGCCTGCTGGGCTACGGCAAGTAGGTCAGGCGCCGCGGCCAGCAGTCGCTGACTCTCTCTCTTGTCCTTGCCCCTTGTGATGGAGGGGTACTCGCTGTCAGGAAATGGCATCACTCGTCCTCCTCATGGTCCCACTCATAATCCCCAGGCTCCTCGCTGGGGTCATTGATCCACGGCCAAAGCATCTCTTCCTGCTGCAACTGTTCGTAGTCGATGTCCATTATCCCACCTCATGTCTAGCGTGTTCGTCCCACAGCCTCCGCTCCACTGCCTCCAGTGTGCCGGTGTATTCCGAGCGGTCGATGTGCGTGAAGTACTGCCCGTTCTTCAGGGAGCAAAGCACCCCTGCCCCGTCGTACACGTAGACGGTCAGCACATCGTCCGGCACATAGCCGAAGTGGTCTTCCAAGATGTCTTTCTCCAGCCCCCGTGTGGCCTGGTTCCGTGTCGCCTGCCAATCTTCAAAGGTCATCACGCAATCTCCTCTGGTTTCTGGTGTTGCTCCAAGCATTGGCCCTCAACCCACGCAGCGGAATCGACATCCCCGCTAACAACAACCACTCGCATACCGGCGAAGTGAGTGAGTTCGCTGCACATGTGGGCCAGGTCGTCCAGGTCAAAGCCGTCGATCATGTAACGCAATTCCTGCACTGCATCGGAGTCCGACAAAACTTTGAGTGGGAGCATCACGCAATCTCCAGTGGGTGCATACGAATGCACTTGGTCAACAGACCCAAGGCACGGGCAGTCTTGTCCAACATGGGAAGAAAACGAATCCACCCCTCTCGCTCATTCCGCTCGGCGCATTCCTGCTGGGCGAGGTGGAACGCCTCGGCATCAGCGGTGAAGCAGTCGCTGGCGTGCGCATTGACACGCTCAACAGTGGCATGTCGGTTGTCGATGATAAACGCTCGGCCACGCTCTAGTCGCATCACGCAATCTCCAGTAGGTGAAGGATGTCGGACAGGACTGACTTCTTGTGGGCACACTCCAAATAATTTGGATCGTCTTCTTCGCATGACCTCATGTAGCCATCGGTGCTGTCCATCGCTACATAGATGGCATCCCTCAACTCCTCGGCCTGCTCGTCGGTCAGTTCAATGGTTGGCATTGGATTCCTCGTCGGCGGGCCAGTCGGTGATATGACTGGCTGTGTCGGGTTCGTACACGTTGTCTCCGCGTTCGTCCAAGATGGCCACAAGAACCAAGGTTTCCCGCTCTTGCGGGTAAATGGTGGAGCGGCAGAACGCCACCGCATCATCGGCATCGTCGGCTTCCCAGTCGCCGTCGTACACCTGTCCGGTGTCGTCATAGTAGCCAATCAGTCTGTAGTTAGGCATGCGCCATCTCCATCCTCACGTTGCCGCGCTCGGCATCGAACCGATAGTTTGCCGACTCTTCAGCAGTGTCCACGCGGTAGTCCTCTGGCAGGAACCATCGGCTCATCAGTTCAACGGCGGAAGCGGCAGCCTCTTCAGGCGTTGCGAACCGCAGCGCATTGCCGGCCCACTCTCCGTGGACCAGGAACATAGGTCGATAACTCATCGCATCTCTCCTCTCCGTTGCAAGTTCCGGTGCGCCAGTTGCAACAGCACACTGAGTAGATCGCACCTATATGCCAGGTTCTCCCGCTCGTCCACATCTCCACCGCAGAAGCCCTCATTATCCACCGTGCGTTCCACCTCCACGGACAGGCAGTCGGTGACAGCCTGCAACTGACTGCTTGTGAGACGCAGCGAAACGTCGATGTCTGCGATCTTGGCTGAGACTCCCATCACTGCACCTCCACATTGCTCTCGGTTTCAATCCACACTCTGGCCCCGCAGGACAGCGGGCAGTCCGGCTGATAGACCACCGTGCAAGGGCCGTCGATCCGCACGGAGTGTGCGTATCGGTTGTCCTTGTAGGTCTTCACTGTCAGCACCGGATCCCGCGATCCGTTCTTGGCGTTGGCCTTAATGATGTGCTGGTTCACATGGACTATGGTCTTCACGGCTGACTCCTTTCAGGCAACTCCATCGAAAATCCAGTTGTTGTGACGGCACGGCGCGTCCATCTCCTCCACGCTGCACTCGTCGCCCTCAAACCGCTGGTGATGGGCGGCGAACACATGCGCCCTGGCCTTGGTGAACGGGCCGAAGACGTTGGTGTAGACGTTCAGTCCACGCCGCTTCAGGGCAATCACCACATGATCCTGCTTGGACTCGTCCTTCTGCTTTCTTGCAGCCATCTCAATTCTCCGTACGCACTACCGAACACCGCCCCCCGTGGAGTGAACGCCACTCCCGGGCGTAGTCCTCTGCATCTAGGCGGGTATCAAACACCGCCAGGATTCCTTCCTTGGTTCGCACCGCCCACATCGGACACCTCCATGCCTTCCTTGGCGTGATAGGGGGCGGCAAACGCCGCCTGCCCAATAGCATCCCGGCGAGTCGTCCACACAAGAGGATTGATCTCGCCATCCGGGTACACCACATGCCACCTGACAGGCCACCGCCCGCTGTGGCCACCGACACGCAATAGCCGCAGCGGAGCGATGGACTTAGGGCATACGACCTTGGCGTCGTAGCCTTTTGTTTCGCTCACGTTCACACGCACCTCCTCATACAGCCAGAAGTTTCGGACAGTCCGAATCGATCACCCCGTGCAGACGCTGCGTCCGGGGTTGCAGCTCACCGTATGCCTTCAGCACCTCGGTGACCGCATTGAAGTAGGCCCACAGCGTCGGCTGCCGGAACTCCGGGTGCTTCGGCTCTTCGTACTCCTGCAAGACCTCGGCAATCGCACGGGCCGGGATCGCCTTGGCCCTGTACGACCGCAGCACAAGGTCATGCAGGTGTGCCAGCCCGTTGACCGGAGTCTCCTTGTAGACCTCCAGCCTGCGCTCCTGGTGGACACGCCGCTGCACTAGCCTGGCGACACCGTCTGCGATCAGTCTGGGCAGACGATCCAGCACATAGCGGGTGTGCTTTGTGCTGATCGTCACCTCGCTGGAGAATGCCAGGTTGTCACAGACGAACACCCGGGAACCCAGTGCCAGCCCGACCGGAAAGGTCTTGTCATGGCTGTTCCTGATACCGATGGTCGTCGCATAGTCCGTACCACCAGCCAGGGTGAGGATCCCGAACATTCGCAACCCGTCCTTGGCGACGGCGAACGACCGCTCACTGACTGCCAGACCCGTGGACTCAACGGTCTTGGTCACCTGATCGATGACCAGATCATGGGGCACGGGCTGCCAGGTGTTGGTGGGTTCCGGCATGGGCAGGCCACGGATCTCGTCCAGGCCAGCCAGCCGACCACCGGCATGCAGACACAGGCTACTCATCGCTTTCGCTCCTTTCGTAACTCTTCAGGCGGAGGTCAAACGCCCCGCACCTGTTGCCATTACAATCCCTCACAGAACCGTCCAGTTCACCGCGGGCGACACGGTCTGCCACCTGCCGCAGCAGGCGGGCGACCTCCTGTTCGCCGTCCACAGAGAAGGCGTCGTTGTCGGTTTCAATCTTCACTCGCAGCATCCGCTTCCTCCTCCGCCAATTCGGCGTAGTCCCCAAGAATCAGATCGATCTCTTCACTGGTGCCACACGCCTCCAGTTGGTCGTACAGTTCCGATGCCTCATCGCCCTGCATGAACACGGTGCCGTTGTCGAACCGCAGCAGCAGGCCGTAGCCCAGCCAGTAGTAGTCGGCCATGTCACACCTCCCCGCCAACATGAGAAACGTACATGTCACACTTCGCACCAAGGGCATGCCGCAGGTACTGTTCGGCAGACTCCCTGGTGGGGAACTCCCGCACCTGCCCGCTGTCCAGGGGCACGTTCTTCACGTTGTCATCCCTAGTCAGGTACATGGTGAGGTCATCCCACCGCATCTTCAGCACATAGGGCATGTCACACCTCCTCTCCGGAGAATCCGTAGTCCACGCCCATTCCCCGCGTGAACTCGCCGTTGATTCGCACAATCACGCCGGGCTCAAACTCGTCGCCCAGCAGCGAATGCCAGGCGTCGAACACCTGCCCGGCCGTCGCCCGCACATGGGGCAGAACTACCGGGAACTCCACGTTTTGGTAGATCCCTTGGGATCCACGGGGCCGCACATCAATGGCGGCGATGTACCGATACTGGGGTCGCATATCACACCTCCTTCACGGGTTTGGCATTCCGCTGAAACGCGAAAACCATGCCATGCGCACGCGGCAACGCACCGCACAGGCTGTAGTCGGTAGCCCTGTGCAGGTCACCGAACATCTGCGGGGTGGCCCTGTCAGTGCTGACAGTCACCCAGCGGCCTGAATCGTCTACAGTCGTCAGGCCATGCCTGGCGACCACATCACGCAGTGTCATGGCGCACCTCCTAGAACTGAACAATTGTACAGGCTGCGCCACGCGGCGTCATGCCGTTGCTTTGCGGTTGTAGGAGCCCTTGCCACGCAAGGCCCGCACAGCCTTGCCCGCCTCGCTGCCAGGGGGTTGCGTCCCATGGATCAGCAGGGCGAACGATCCACCAGTGAGCGAGTACGCATGGTGGTCGTCATGGTCGATTTCCAGGCCCAGATCGGCGGCCTGTTGCTCGCTGTAGACGACGACCGACTCACGGAACCCGTATTCATCGATGAGCGAATCCCAGCGTCCGCCACGGCTGGCAGTCAGGGCCAGGTTGGACGGGATGACATCCCGCCGCTTGGCCCAGAAGGGCAGCATCTTGGTGTACGCATAGAACCGCATGTCCGGCCGTCGATTGCACACCTCCAGCCATGCGTCGAAGTAGTTGAGGAGTTTGAAATCCCCAGCCACATGCAGACGCACAACGGCGGCATCGTCCGGCAGCGCCGCCACCAGGGCGGACGCACACTTCATGGGAGAACTTGCAGCCAGGCCAAGGGCGGCCTGAGTGTTTTCCTCCCTGAAATCGAACACGTTGCTGTACTGCGCCTCTTGCGAGGCGGAGAAGCACCGGAAAACGGTGTGCTTCCCGTCTACGATCCGGCGGGAGCCGTCATTCTGCACCTCGGCCCAAGACTTGCAGTCCTTGGCACCAGGGCAGGTCACTCCTGACAGCATGTCGAAGGAGTAGACGCTGACGCCCAGCCTAGCCTCCAGACGGGAGAGCTTGGCGTTTGCCGGTGCATAGCGAACACGCATATGCACCTCCATGAAAAGAACCGACTACCAGGCGGTAGCCGAATGCAGCCGGGCGCACGGAATGCTTTCCCCGGTTCTCTTGGCGTTCCCGTAGCCCGTAGACCTGGGTACTACGCCCGACCGCATTCGGACACCGTCAAACGGCAGCCGAACCCGGACAGCGTGATCTACATGCGACAGCACAGAGCCGTCGCCACATGCGGGCACATATCGCCTGCATGGCCACCCTGCCCGGGGTCGAATCCCGTTAGACCGCATCACACGCTGCTGGCGAACCAGAGCGCCGCCCACAGCACCTCCCACGGATCCGTGTTATACGGATACACATGGAGCCTGTAGTTGACATACATGTCGAAGTTGTCTGGGTCGATCACGGAAACCTCCCATGGCTGCCCGCATACGCAGGAAGTAATACGTTTAATTCCCGCGTGATTGGCCGTCGTCGGCCGTTTAGTATGCCCGATACCCCCCGGGGAAAACCCGGAAAGTTTTAGGCTATTTTCGACGTTCGCTGCCCGCCCGATAGTATCAGGCAGGCAGCGTTCGTCGGGCCGTTGCCGATACCGTTATACGTTCGGCCGTGGCCGATTGTACGCCGTTGTCGGCCGTTGTCGGCCGTTGATATATGCCCGATACCCCCGGGGGAGACTTTCGGAAAATAATGTTGACACTACCGCCGATATATGGTCTAGTAGTGGCATGTCGGGAACGAGTGATTCCCGAAATAACCCCGGGAGGTATCAGGCATATGGACACTTACAACCCCGCGACGATTTCGGAAACGGAGTTGGCCGCCATGTTGGCACGGTTGGATCGATACCTGGATCGGCACGGTTCCCCCTATGGGGAGCAACCGATCAGGCTAGACCAGCGGGACGATGTCAAACAGTCGATAGTGTCGGAATGGTGGGGCGACGATTGGACAGCCCGGGAGATGGAATCCCTAGCCAAGCACGGCCGGACGCTATTCCCCCCGACACTGTCGGACATGGGCCGACACTTGCGGGCAATCCTATTTCACGCGGGCCGGTGCCGCCGGAAGGGTTGGCGAGCCGCCGGGTCTACCTACCGTGTGGCGGATCGACGCCGGGATGCGGCGGAGTTTTCCGGTGCCGGGGCAGCGTCCCGGGCATCGGATCCGGCGCGGATTGTGTCGGCCGTTGAATCGGCCACCGGGGAACTAGTGCTTTCCCGGGATGCCCAAAAGCACCGTTCCCGCCGGGGGTTGCCGCTGAAGTATCGGGGCGGGGTGTCTTTCACGCCCACCGATGCCCCAGCAGCGTACCGCGTGATGCGGCGGCGTGGCCGGAAGGTCTACACTGTGGACATTGTCGGGCGGTATGAGACTCATACCGCCATTGAGATCAGGGAATCCCGCGATCATCGGTTTGAGCGGGTGGGGAGCGTTCCCCACCGGATAGAGGCGAATGCCCACTATCGGCCGACGTTGGGCATCGGGCGGGTTGTGAGGTCAAAGCCCAACCCCGCCCGGGCGAAAAGCCGGGAACGGTTGCCGCAGGGGGTGACAGCGGCGGATTGTCGGGAGGTTGTAGGGTAGGGTTGGCCGATGCATGCCCACCGGGGCCGGGGATTGAAACCGGCCCCGGTGGGGAACCGGCCAACCGGGCCGGGGGAATAAGTACACTGACGGCAAAGCGTAAAGGGCTGGAATCGTTAGACTTACGACGGGGCTGGGGTTGGGGTTGTCGCCACTAGGCAGACGACCCCGACCCCCCCCTTTCGCCGCAGCGAATCATGTCAATTCCCCTCCTGACTTTTTTCACCCCCTTGGCCCCCACATGTTTCTCCCGGCCAAAACCCACTTTCCCACCCTCCCGCGGCCTGTTTGACGCCGTGTGTCGCCCGGGCCTCTGGCTTGCGTTCTAACGGCCGTTCGCTCCCCGTGACGCCTGTGGACACTTGTCTACTAGGTCGGCCGTCTGGAGGCATTCTGTGGCTTGTCGCTGTTGTTGCAAGGAAGGGTGCCCATGCGAGTCCTCGGCGGACTGCTACCCCGGCTACTCCTGCTGTGGCGGTGAGTGCCAGGCTGACCCGTGCGGCTGTGGGGACTGCGAGTGTCTGGCTCCTTCGCCACGCACCGGGGAGTGGACCGAGGGCATTGACGACTGCGTCGTTGCCGATGGCGTCTGCGAGCTTGGGGCTGGCGAGTTCCAAGGCGTTGGCGCTGGCATGGGGGTGCAGTGGGCCGAGGGCTATCTGGCCAGCAGCGGCGGGTGCAAGTTCCTGGTCCAGTCGGCGTACGGCTCGCCAAACGACTCTGGGGTCTACTGGCGGATCTGGAAATGCGACGGCGACTCCTGGGTAGATGTATCTGAGGAGGCACTGGAGCCAGACCCCTTCTACCCGGCGACCTTCCTGGAGAACGGCTGGTGGTGCAAGCAGGGTGACTGTGACGAAACGCCGCCGTGGGGGGTGCCGTCATGCGTGTGCCTGCCGTGCGAGGAGTGCGAGGTAACACAAAATGATGGCTACGATGCGTATGGGCCGCCTCCAGGCGCCCCGTACTGCTTAAACAGTGATCGTACGCAAGGGATTTACACCTCTATCCCAGTCGGCGCGCCGGTGAGCTGGAAGGCCGGATACCCCGCGGCGCTAAACTCATGCGCGTACGCACTTGTGCAAGACGAGGTCAGGGCGTCATGCATTGCCACGGGCTGTTCCACCATTGGCGGAGGCTTATGCTTTTACATTACGACGAAGAAATGGCGCCTGTTGGTGGTAAATTGCACATCAGGGACTCTGCGTGATGTGACCGCAGAGGCGCTGAATGACGCGGGCGAGACGACGACCGATGGGGCAGTTGGGTTTGGATGCGATCCGACAACGTATGTATGCACAGACACGCCGACATACTTTCCGGATCCAGATGTGAGCTGCGATCCGTGAAAACGCTGTCAATGAAGTCCCTGCAGAGGACCGCGCTTTCCAGGCCGGAAGGGTATCTGGAAGATGTTTTAGCAATGGCCACAGTGGACGGCGACAAGGTGCTACTAGACGACAAGTCGTATGTGCATCTGCTTGCCAAATACCGTCCCAGGCGAACCTACTCCGCCCCAGTGGCCGGGCCGGGGTCAGAGCTGAAGGCGATCCTGGGCAAGTGGCTCGGGATTGCGTCCAGGCCAGGATGTAAATGTAACGCCCGTGCCCAGAAGATGGACGAGAACGGCTGCCAGTGGTGCCTGGACAACCTGGACGAGATTGTCGGCTGGCTGAAGGAAGAGCATGAGCGGCAGAAGGTGCGGCTGCCGTTCGTACCCATGGTTGCGAAGCAGCTCGTCAGGCTGGCGATACGCAACGCCAGGAAGAAAGGCACTTGTAGGTAGGAGGTAGCCAATGATTATCACAGGCGTCGATCAGCACATGCTCGCCAACAACATGGCCAATCAGGTCATGGGGGCGTGGGGCAAGGAAAACGATTCCCGCGTGGCCCAGGCCAGGGAAATGCGCCGCATGCAGCATGAGCAAGCCATGATGCAGATGCAGGCGGAAATCGCCCGCAAGGACCGAGAGGGCGAGATGGTCCGCCAGATCATCGCCTCCATGTGAACCCGTTCT